CTGACCAAGGCGCGGCGGGCGTATTCGTTGATATTGGAGCCCAGGCCGTCGATGTTTTGGATCAGGTCCAGCCAGTAAGGGTCGCCTTCAACGTGGATGGGTTTGCGGAGGATGGCGCCAGCGGCGGTTTCAATCAGGCGGCTGGTGTAGGGGCTCAGGACGCTGCGATCGACGCGGGTTTGGTAGGCGTCGTCGTCTTCGCGGGGTTCTTGTGGGAGATAAGTTTCACTCATGTCCCGCAGGTAGTTGGTGCCGTTGGTGACGGCGGCCATCACACTCCAGTCCGGCATCATGGCGATGACGTCCAGGCTGCGGACAAACGGGGATTCGCTGACTACAGCTCCAGTCGGTGGGATATTGGCGCTGTAGACCACGGCTTGACTCCTACTTTGTACCTATTTTGGCACTAGAGATCTAGGTGTGTCTCGTGCGTGAGTGGAACACGCCCGTGCGGGAGCCGTGGAACGCGCTCATTCACCAGTGTTTAAGGGGCATTGATAATCACATGCACCAGTACATGGAGACTGGGAATGTTTGGCATCTAGAGAAGGCAGATACGTTGAGAAAATATGTGTTGGAGTTGAAAATATGGATTCATAAAGTTGAGGGGAGATAGTCACCATTTCACCTTATTTGCCCAGTAAGCGGCGCTCATTTTGCCCTTGGAGATATTTTGGGCGTGACGCGCCTTGAACGATGCCCTTCTGGCCTTGTCTGTTGCTGACTCTCCTTTTTGTGCTGGTGAGCCTGATACGCCCTGCTGGCCGAAACGGATGAGTTTTACCGTGTCGCCTTCCTTGGCGAGGACCACGTGGGATTTTTTCGGGTGGTTGGGGGTGCGCTTGGGCTTGTTGTAGCCCTCGAATTTTTCGCCGCGGTATTCAATCATCGTCTTCCTCCTCGTCTTCGGGGTTTTCGATGGGCACCAGTACTTCGATGCCCATGGCGAGCATCTTGATGAAGTTGCCCAGGGTGTCGGGAACCGAGGGGGTTTTGAAGACGAAGGTGGCGTGTGTGGTGCCCTCTTCCCCGTCAATCTCGACGTGGATGCAGCCGCCAGTGACGGTTTGGATCGTCATCAGATGGCTGCAGTGATAGCGCCCGAAGTGATGAAGTTGCAGGTCACGACTTCCAGTTCGCCGACGGTGGCGCTGAAATCAGCACTGGTGATGATCCCGGTGAAGCTAATCTTCTTGCCCCCGCTGGTGTCCAAAAATAGTTCGAAGGCGGCGTTGGCGTTGTCTTCGGTGGCGAGGACGTCCTGGAGGAAGGCGGCGGTTTCGTCGGCAGTCGTAGCCGTGTACATCAGCTCGACAGTGCCGGAACCGGAGATAAGGCCGCCGACGAACTCGCGGCTGGTGGAGCCGTGGTCAGTGGTGTCGAGCGTGTCCTTGTTGATGGTCAGAGACCAACTGCGGGTGGAGGCAAGAGTAACGGTGCTGGAGCCGTCGTTTTCGAATTTGACGGAACCTTCTTCGCCACGAAAAAAGGCCATGACTGGAGCAGATGCTTTGCTCCAGTCTACGGCCTAAGTCGAGGGGTGTTTAATTATTAGATAGAGGCGGTAATTGCGCCAGAACTGATGAAGTTGATGGTGATGACTTCCAGCTCGCCGACGGTTGCGCTGTAGTCGGCACTGGTGATGATGCCGATAAAGGTGATTTTCTTGGTGCCGGTGGTGTCCAGGAAAAGTTCGAATTGGGCGTCGGTTTGGTCCCGGCTGGTCAGGACGTCGTCGATGAAGTTGAGGGTTTCGCCCGCGCCGGGGGCGGTGTACATGACTTCGGCGCTGCCGCTTCCCGAAAGCAGGCTGCCGATGAATTCACGGCTGGTCGAACCTTGGTCGGTTACGTCCAGGGTGTCCTTGTTGATGGTGAAACTCCAGCTGCGGGTGGACGAGACCGCGGCCACGACGCCGGAGCTGTCCTTAAAGCTGATGGAGCCCTCCTCGCCGCGAAAGAAAGCCACGGGTTGTTATGCAGTAGGGATAGTCCGAGTTTAGTTGATGATTTCTTCGACGAGTTCCAGGGCAGCGGCTACTTCTTTTTTGGCTTTTGCTGGGGTGATGGCGATGGCTGCCTGTTTGGCGAGGAAGCGGGCGCAACGGGGGTCCCAGAGCGCGGGATTGCGCTTGCCCTTGACGGCGAAGATTGCGTCAAGCATTACGGAGGTGATTTCCATGTTTTACCTGGGGGCGCTTAGCGTATTTTGGCACTGAAGGGGAACAGGTGCCGTTAGCGGCTGATTTCCTCCCAGTCCATGGATGCGTGTACGTTAGACGTTGCCGCGCTGGCTGTAACAACAAGGCTTAGTTCGTAAGGGGTGGAGGTGAGGCCGTTGCGTTCCAGCTGGAATTTGAATAGGGCTTCTTTGAGGATGTCTACGGATGCCGTGCTTTGGTTGGTGGAGCTGAAGTAGCCCTGGGCCAGGATGCGGCCGCCGGTTGTGGCGGTGCCGGTGAGGTTGTATTCGACGCTGGATTCGCTACCGGCGCTTGTCCAAGTGCCGCCGGTAGTGGTGGCGTTAGCCATTACGCGCCAGTTGTAGTTGGCGTTGGCTGTGGCGCCCAGGATGGATAAGGCGGTGAGAATGACGATTGCGTCTAGTGCAGCTGCTTTAAGACGTAAAGAAATAACCGGGTAGTAAGTGCCGGCGACGGTAAGGGCGTGAGGAGCGGTGATGGCGGTGCCGATGGCTTGTTGGAGGCCGCGGAGTTCGTAGCCGCCTTCGGAAAGTACAGTCGAGCAGACCTGTTTGAGGGTGCTGGCGCTTGCTGTGGCGGCGGTATTTGTGATTTCGTAGCGGAGAGGAAGTGAGGCGGTGGTGATATAAGTTGAAGTAATAATGTTGGCGTGGTGGAAGGAATGGCAGTGGATAAATTTGCCGTTAATAACGAAACCTAGGCGGACGGTGCCGAGGCCCAGCCACTCGATGTCCATCCACAGGATTTGGGACTTTGTGATGTCCAGTTCGAGGTTGGAGGGGCCGTCGCCGTTTAGGGGGTCGGTGTTCCAGTTGGATTGGGAGACGCGGGTTTCGACCAGGGAGCCGGTGGAGGAACTGCGTTCGACGAAGGAGAGGGTGTTGTTGGCAAGTTCCAGGTACATGCCGTTGGCGGCGCCGTAATAGCCGACGCGCTGGCGGAGGCCGGTTTTGGCGGGGTTCAGCGTAAAAGTGGACATCACCAGCAGGGATTTGCCCGGCTGGTATGAGCAGCATTTGGTGGTTTCGCGGATGACCTCGGAGCCGGAGCTGGTGGTTACGGCGAGGTTGACGAGGCCGGCGTTGACGTCGAACGTGGACGTTCCACCGGTGGCGGTGGAGGTGGCCCAGAGGCCGTTGTCGTGGTATCGGTGGCTGGAATCGAAAAGAGTAAGTGGGTTAGATGTGCGTAGACGTCCGAAGGCATCTCCTGCACCAACGGGGAGGGCGGTGGTTACAAAGGGGTTGGTGTAGGAAGAAGTCTGGACGAATAAGGACATGGCTTATTTCTTGCCTTTTTTGGCGGTTTTGGCGGATGCTTTGAAGGCGGCGGCGGTTGGGGCGCCCTTGGTGCCAGGCTTACGCATTTTTTCGCCGCTGCCGGCAGCGATGCGCTTGCGTTTGGCGTTGATGTTGCTATAGAGGCCGCGTTTAGCCATTACTTCTTACCTTTTTTGGTGGATTTTTTGGGTTTTGCCATGCCGGCTTCGCTCAAGGCAATGGCGATTGCTTGTTTGCGGGATTTCACCACGGGGCCTTTCTTGCTGCCCGAGTGCAGTTCGCCTTTGCCGTACTCACGCATGACCTTGGCGACCTTTTTCTGGGCCTTAGTTGGCTTTTTGGCCATGGTTTTTACGCTGTTACCACACACGATAGGAGGTCTTTCCGAGGTTCTCTGGTTTGGCGAGGTTGAAAGTTTGTAGGCAGAGGTAGCCCAAGGCGTCGAAAGCGTGGTCTACGCCGAGATTTTTGTTGGGGAGGCCGGTTCCAGGGGCATAAGTCAATGTGCGGAGGGATTTAATTAGTTCTTTGCACTTGGGGTGGATGAAGAGGCGGCGCGTTCCAGAGGCATCGAGGAGGGCGGTGTTGACGCAGGTGATTTTGTCGCGGATTTTCCAGGGATTTCGGGGGCTGGAGACCGTGAAGCCGGATTTGCGGAGGATGTTGTGGTCGGTGGCGCCGACGCCGCTGGTTTTGCGGGCGCCGCCGGTGGGGTCCGGGCAGGCGATAATGCGGCGCTCGATGCCATAGCGGGATTGGATTTCTTCGCAGAGATCCCAGGTGGTGGCGCCGCCAGTCATGATAATTTCGTCGAA